ACTTGAGCAAGAACTCTTCCGGCATTTTAACTTCCACCTTAGCCACGTTGCAGCCACCTCCTCTTATGCTTTGCTTGATTTCACCCTTTCTGCAAGCACCTCAATATACATTCCGCGCCCTTTTACGTCCTCTACATTGACAATGTTGTACCTGCCATCGCTGCAAACGAGTACAAGATCTGTGGTGATTTCCAGGTTAGGTATCTTGCGGAAGCGGAACAGGGCGGACGCCTGAGAAAACGCCGCCCTGTTTGCCCATTTTTCACTGCCATGCCTGTCTTCCTTGTATGCCCTTACCGAAGCGAGAATGACATCACCTTTTTCAGCAAAACCCTCACTATCCTTAACCGGATTGGTTGAGATAATGTCCACGAAAGTTCTCATTTTCCCAAAGCCCATATTTACACCTTCCAATCCCGGTCAAGCCGCAACAATAGGTTAACTGTATTCCATACCTGCTGTCCTGCCTGCACACTATCCCCAAAAAAGCCAGCCGTCGAGCCATCCCTGCTTTCGTAAAAATGGCTCGACAGCATAATGACAGCCTGCTCAGTAGTAGGCGGCATTGGATTTTCGGCATAGTATCCTTCTGGCTTTTTCTGATAACTTTCTGCATAGGCCACTGCGGCTTTGATATACTCTTGTAAAAGTGCGTCATCTTCGTTGTGTTGCAGTATAAGATTTGCTTTAACCTTCTCCAAAAGCTCCATGCCGCAGCCCTCCGTTTTCATTAAGCCGATTTCTGCTGCAGTATCTTGACTGCTTCTGCCAGCACTAGCTTGCCATCTACACGTTGGGTTGCCATGAATCCTACCTGTCCGGTCGCAGCATACAACTCATTGAGCCGCTTAAAAACCCTGCCTTGGCGATCTGCCACCCAGTAGTAAGAAAAATCACCGAATACAATCGTCTTTGCTCCAGCGGCAATAGCAGGCATGAATGCAGACGTCTTAACTGGACGATTGAGGATAGTGTCCGGCGTTCCAGCAGTTACAGAAGGCTGCCAAAGATACTGACCGTTGTTGTCTTTAAGTTTCCTTATAGCTTTAATTGTCGAATCGTTCATAATGAATACAGCGTTCCTGCGGTATGGAGACTTTAGGCTGTAGAACAAATCCATGATCTCGTCAAGAGTAATGGCTGTCGCACTTGCCGCGGTTACTCCTATTTCGCCACCGCCGTTATCTGCCAAAATACCGGTTGGCTTGCCAGAACCGTCGCCGATAAAGAATGCTTCCTCCTCTTTTGCTCCGATTCGGCGGGCGAACTCTTTGGCGATATACTGTTCAAGGTTAAATACACTGTCGTTTAACAGTTCCTCTGACACCTTGATCATAGTAGCCAGCTTATATGCGCCGATGGATACCTGTGCAAAGGAGTCGTCGCTTTCCGGAATCTGACCTTCCTCATCCACCCAGGATGCAGTGCCCTTGCTTGCCACCACAGGAATTTTCTTGTCGCCGCTGGACGTGGTAATAACATTGGCAATCTGCCTAAATATATTCTCCTCCTCCAGTGCTTCCACAAGCGTACGCTCAAAGTCGTCGGGAACAAGATATCCACCTTCGGTGTCCTCTCCGATCTGCAGCGCGTTATGCACGTCATATTTGCGCCTGCCGCGCATCATGTTCCAGAAAGACTGCCTGTACTCATCGCTGGCACGTCCGGTTTTTTCATTATTGCCAGCTATGGAAGTGGGTTTGTCTGTAATAGGGATATTCAAGGGTTTTGACAGTTCCAAATCTATGGCAGCCTGACGCTCAAGGCGTTCTATTTCTTTGCCCAGTGCAATTACGTCGGCTTCCATTTTTTCATAAGTCGCGGTATCCTCCGGTGAAAGCAGCCCGTCATTCCCGCGTTTGCTGTCGAGGAAAGCCTTAGCAGCTTCCCATACTTTAGCGCGTTTTTCACGCAGTTCCAATATTTTGCTCATAATCAAATCCTCCTTACGGTTTTAATAAAAAAAGCCGCTTTTCAAGCGACTCAATCGGGGTTCCTTTTGGCTTTTCTTTGGGTTTGAGCTTTTGCAAGATGGAATTTGTCACTGCCTGCCTGCTGAAAATCATTCCTCCTGATACATCAAATTCGGATGGGAATGATTCATTTTCCATAAACAAGATGCCGTCGGCAAAGCCAAGTTCCACTGCTTTTCTTGCATTAAACCAGCTTTCCGCGTCCATAAGGTGCGATATTTTTGCCCGGGAAAGTCCGGTTTTCAGCTCATAAGCGTTGATTATGGATTCCTTTATTTCCTCCAGCATTGCGATAGCTTTTTCCATTTCCTCTGTATCGCCGATGGCTATTGTCATTGGGTTGTGAATCATCATCATGCTGACAGGTGACATAAAGACGTCGCCTCCGGCCATTGCTATGACCGAAGCAGCACTGGCCGCAATACCGTCAATCTTTACCGTCACTTTGCCTTTGTAATCCATCAGCATGTTATAAATTTGATTAGCTGCAAATATATCGCCGCCCGGGCTGTTGATCCAGATAGTTATATCACCCTCTCCGGACAACAGCTCTGATTTGAACTGTTTGGGAGTTACTTCGTCTCCCAGCCAGCTTTCTTCGGCTATTGGCCCGTCAATATATAATGTCCGGCTGCCATCATCGTTTTGTATCCAGTTCCAGAAGCGGCGAACCGGTTTTGGTTTTTGTAATTTGCTCATCTTTTGATCCCTCCGTTTCAGCATTGGTTTTACCTGCAAATGCACCTGCATCGGCAAGCTTAGTCATATTACCGTTGACAAGATACAGATCACCACCCAACTCCGCTGGTATCCGGTTCATATCCTCAAGCTCGCGGATATCGTTTGCGCTCATCCAGCCGTTCTGACGAGCTACAGCATAACCATTCATTCGGCTCGCATAATCACCGCGCAGAAGGCCATCTACATTGAATTTGACAAAGTATGTCCGCTTCTCTGACGGTAAAAACAGCGCTTTTTGGAGAGCCTGTTCCCAGCGCACCACCCACGGGTCAAGCGTGTATTTGACAAATTCCAGAGACTGCTGCTCGATGTTTGAAAAACTTGACTTTTCGAGGTCTCCTACCATATGGGGAGGTACTCGGAATATCCGGGCAATCTCATTTATCTGGAATTTCCTTGTCTCCAAAAACTGGGCCTGTTCGGGTGGAATACCGATGGGCTGAAACTTCATACCCTCTTCCAGGACTGCAATGCGGTGTGCGTTAGCACTGCCTTGATAGACAGCGTTCCAGCTTTCACGAACCTTTGCCGGATCCTTTAATACGCCAGGATGTTCCAGAACACCACCCGGATTTGCACCATTGGCAAAAAAGGATGCACCATACTCTTCACAGGCAATAGCCATGCCTATGGCGTTCTTTGCCATTGCAATAGGGGAGTATCCGATCAGACCGTCAAAACCGAGTCCGGGGATGTGAAGTACTTCATCACTTCGAAGGTATATAAGGCCTGCTTTTGGATTTGCCCTGCTCTCATCGCTGTCGCGTCGATAAGTGTAATACAGCTCTCCGTTTGGAGCCCTGTCTACCGTCATTTTGTTTGGCAAAAGGGGATAAAGCGCCAGCACTCGTCCGGAACCGTCCCTGATAATCTGAGCATAAGCATTTCCCCATAAAAGAAGATGACTCATCAGTGTTTCTCGGAACACGAATGAAGTCATCTCAGGGTTTGGCTCGTCATGGAGGAGGTAATACAGCGGATGGGTCAGCGCTTTTTCTTTGCCACCGTCTTCCTTGTACCGGTATACATGAAGCGGAAGCCCGGCGATGGCTTCTGCAAGTATCCTTACACAGGCATACACTGCCGTTGTCTGCATGGCCGTCCGCTCGTTGACAGTCTTTCCGCTGGATGTGCCGCCGAAGAAAAAGCTGTATGCATTGCCAAACAGGCTGTTTTTCGGCTTGTCCCTTGCTTTGAACAGGCGGGAAAATACACTCATATAATCAGCAGCCCCCTTTCATCATAAATTGATCCGTTACGGTCATCCCCTCCATGCCTTAATGCGCGGTCAAGCGCCATAATTAACGCTACCGCACCATCTATTCTCTCGGTGGACTTTTCTTTATCAGGCTTTATGTTTCCGGCTGGATCGGTTTTGACATAGATATTATCCATCATCCAGCGCAGTACTGGATTGCCACCATGGGCGATGCGTTCTTCCAATGTCAGCTTCATCAACTCTTTTGTAGGCGGCGACATATCCTTGAAACCCTGACCGAATGGAACAACCGTAAACCCCAAAGCCTCGAGGTTTTGCGTCATCTGAATTGCGCCCCAGCGGTCAAAGGCTATTTCCTTAATGTTATATTTCATTCCGAGCTCCTCAATAAAGGTCTCGATAAAACCGTAATGCACCACGTTACCCTCGGTGGTATATAAAAAGCCCTGCCGCTCCCAGACATCATAAGGTACATGATCTCTCCGCACACGCTGGTCGATATTCTCCTCCGGTATCCAGAAAAAAGGCAGGATCTGATATTTGTCCGATTCATCAAGCGGAGGAAACACCAGTACAAATGCTGTAATATCGGTAGTAGATGAAAGGTCAAGCCCGCCGTAACAGGTTCTGCCGCGCAATTTTTCCGTATCAACAGGAAATGCACACTTATCCCATTTATCCATTGGCATCCAGCGCACCGATTGTTTCACCCATTGATTTAAGCGGAGCTGACGGAATAAATTTTCCTCTGCGGGGTTTTGCTTGGCATTTTCACAAGCCACCCTCAGTTTTTCGATGTCAACTGTAATGCCCAGTGACGGATTAACCTTTCTCCATACCTTTTCACTTGTCCAGTCGTCGGTATCGGCTGCGCTGTAGATAACAGGGTAGAAAGTCGGATCTATCTTACGCCCTTGAA